ATGAAAAATGTGATCTTGTACGAAAGATTTAGCTCGCTTGGTCAAAAAAAAGGCGATTCATTAGTTAGGCAATCCCGCCTTTGTGATGAATGGTGTAAGAAAAATAACGGTAAGTTGATCAATGCATATGTTGATGAGGGCGTATCCGGTTTTAAGGGTAAACATGCTGCTGTAGGCGCTTTGTCTAAAATTCTTAGCGCAATTGAGAATGGTTATATTGAACGCGATACTTACCTTTTAATTGAAAACCTAGACCGTCTAAGTCGTGAAGAAATCTCAACAGCTTTAGATCGCTTTTCCTCAATTTTACGCGCTGGTATTAACATTGTTACGCTGATGGATGGAAAAGTTTTCACGCCAGAATCGGCAAATAACCTGCCTGATCTAATGTGGGCGCTAATGACTATGGCGCGCGCTAACGAAGAATCAGCAACTAAATCAAAACGCGCCTCATCAGTCTGGTTATCAAAGCGTAAATTTGTAGAGGGTGGCGGAAAGCCAAAATTCAAAACCCCTAACTGGTTAGACTACGATGAGAAAAAACAGGAATACAAATTAAATAAGCACGCCGCATCAGTAGCGTTAATCTTTGAGCTATATCTAAAGGGAAAGAGTATTAATCGCGTTGCAATGGATTTGAACGAATTAAAAACACCACCTATTGGATACAGCAAAAAATGGAGTCATAGCACGGTTAGATGGATTTTAGATAGTAAGCAAACCTATGGCGTGTTAGATGCAAAAACAATGTATCAGGATGACTTCTATCCGGCGGCAATAAGCAAAGAAACGTTCTATAAAGCACAATCTGAACTGAACAGGCGCAAAAACAAAACGGGACGCACTAGGAATGACAAAACGCCAAATCTGTTAACAGGATTAGCGTGTTGTGGTGTTTGCGGTGAGTCTATTACAATGCAGGGCAAAAATCATAGTAGCACTGGCAAGGCTGGAAATTTCAAATATTTAATGTGTTCCACTAAGCGTTATTCTCACGTTGAAAGTCATTGCGGTTTGCCTAACTTTCGTTATAAATACGTTGAAATGATATTAGCGGTTATTTTGTCCAGTATCGATACCTTACCTAAATCGCGTGATGATAAAGATAATATTGTTAGGATAAAAACAGAAATCGAATCTATTGGTGAAGAATTAGAAGATATTGAAAAGCAAATAGATAATCTCATTGAAGCGTTAGCGGTATCTAAATCAGATAGGATTGCGGCAAAGCTGGCACAACTGGAACAGAATGAAGCAGAATTAAAACGCAACAGGGAAGCGCTAGAGGTTCAGTATAACGAAATTACCTTGATTGAGGATGATGAAAAATTTGAACAGCGTATCAGAAAATTAAGTGTCAATATTCAAAATGATGAATATAGACGTGAACTTTTAAGCGTTTTGTACAAAGTCATTGATGAATGGCGTTTCAACGCCGATGGATCTATATCTGTTCAGGTTTCGGGCAATAAAATAAACGTAAGCGGCGTTAAAGGTAACGTCGAAATTTCTTTCCCAGATCGAAAAATTATGATCCAGACAAAATAATGTAACTTGTTTTTATAATTTTTGCTGTTCTATAGTGAGCCTCGCATCAAAAGTGCGGGGTTCTTTAAAAATATGGAAAGTGAAAGCCAAAAAAATGATAATCCATCGTTTGAAATGGAATTATGCGGCGTTAGCGTTGTAATAACTGAAATTCCAAACGATGAAGAAGAAATAAAGGATTAGGCATTCATAAACCAGCTTTTTAGCTGGTTTTTTTTGTTTGCAAATTCCATCACAGAATAAGGAACATTTTTAATTAAATGACGAAAGTTATTATCGATCATTCTCACACTGAAAGCGGTGATGAATGGCTAGAGATTGCTGGCGAGGTGTTAACTATTACTAACTCTTTGCGCGGGGCTGATGTGATTGTTAGGGTGAGCACACACCATAATGCAATCGAACAAATCCGCACACAGTTAAAACAGTTACACAGCCTAATACCTTGGGTGAAATGCGAAGAGGTTAATTAATGGGGATTCCTGTTTTAATCATCGGCGGTTCAGGTTCAGGGAAATCAACGGCATTACGAAATTTAAATCCTGACGATGTATTACACATAAGGTCAGTTAAAAAAAGTTTGCCGTTTAGCTCTAGAAACTGGAAGCCATTAAATAAATCCAACCCTAAAGGCTCATACATACAAACCGACAATTACGCAACAATCCACAAGGCTTTAGATAGAGCACTAGAAATAGGTAAAAAAATAATTGTAATCGATGATTCAAATTACCTAATGCAAAACGAAGCTATGCGGAGAGTAAACGAAACTGGTTATAGTAAGTTTACAGCAATGGCTAAGGCTTATTGGGATCTTCTAATTCACGCACAAGATTTAGGCTCTGATATTAGAGTTTATTTTATGTGTCATTCACAGGCTGATTCAGAAGGGATACAAAAGCCAAAAACTATTGGAAAAATGCTAGATGATCAAGTTTGTATCGAGGGCTTATTTACAATCGTTTTAGGTGCTAATTATAACGTTGAAGAAGAAAGATATTATTTCAGCACTAGGAAACGAGAAGACGTTGTTAAAACGCCTTTAGGTATGTTTGAGGAAAGTGAAATAGATAATTGCCTCAAACTTGTTGATGAAACAATTTGCGAATATGAAGGAATAGAATAAATATGAAATTTAATCAGGATGCAGCAAAGAAAGGCGGCGTGAGTGAATATGTATTAGATGGCGGCGCTTACGTTGGTAACATTACAGCTAAACACCTAATTGCAAGTACAGGAACAAAAGGCGTTGAATTTACGCTTACTGGTGATCTGAAAGCTAATTACCTCACTGTTTGGTATGAAAAAGCAGATGGTGAAGAATTAAGCGGCTTTAACGTAATTCAATCTATTATGGGCTTGCTAAAACTAAAAGGTTTAACGCTTGGCGCACATGAACAAGAAATCCCTGAACTGAAAAACAAACCTGTTGGTTTGGTACTTCAAAAAGTGCTAACAACTAAAAATGACGGTTCAGATGGTTTTAAGTTTGAAATTAAATTCCCGTTTAGCGCTACCAGCCGCAAAACCTACCGCGAAGCGCTTGAAGGCAAGCCAGCAACAGGCGTTGATAAGTATCTAGAAACGTTGAAAGACAAAGACCAACGCAAAGAACCAGAACAAGGCGGCTACGGTCAACCGGATTTAGATGATGATCTAGATAATGAGATTCCATTCTAATAGATGCTTTTAAGGAACTATCAGCAAAGGTTTGTTAATAGTTCATTGGAAGCACTAAAAAATCATCACGGTGTTTTAGGTGTCGGGGCTACTGGTTGCGGTAAAACAGTAATGCTTTCCAGCGTGGCGCGTGAATTTAAAAGCGCGTTGGTACTGCAACATAGAACGGAACTTTTAGAACAAAATTCTAAAACGTTTAGTTGGGTCAATCCCGCCCTAAAATATGGATTAGTTGATAGTAAGAATAATGATTGGTCAAAGCCTTACACGTTTGGAATGGTGCAAACTATTGCGCGCAGGATGGACGAAATAAAAGGTTATGATTTAATTGTCATTGATGAGGCACATCACACAGCAGCCAACCAACACGCCGAAATAATAGAAGCCGTTAGAAACTCAAACCCTGACGCTAAGTTATTTGGAGTTACGGCAACGCCTGAAAGAGCAGATAAAAAAGATTTATCAAAGTTTTATGAAACTATATCTGATCAAATCAAAATGAATGAATTGATTAAGAATGGTTTCTTAGTGCCGCCGTTAGGCTACGTTATTAAAGTTGCTGATAGTGAGCAGTTAAAAGCCGCAAAAGATGACGATGAAAAGATAGAAGCCCTTTTAAACTTAAAAGCGACTAATGAAAGAGTTATTGAGGAATGGCGAAAAATCGCCGGAAATCGACAAACAGTCATATTTTGCCAAACACGTAAACACGCCATTGATGTAACGGAAGCTTTTCAAAAGGCGGGTATAAAGTGCGATTACATAGACGGCGTAATGAGCGAAAGAGAACGCAAAAAACGCCTGAAAGCCTTAGATACTGGAAAGCTGCAAGTTATTGTTAATGTAAACGTGTTAACCGAAGGATTTGACAGTCAACCTATAAGTTGCGTTATTTTATTACGGGGTTCTAGCTCTAAATCATCATTAATTCAAATGGTGGGACGAGGATTGCGGAAACTTGATCCGAGTCGTTACCCTAATGTTGTTAAGAAAGATTGCGTTGTTTTAGATTTCGGTGTTTCGCTAATGAAACATGGAAATTTAGAGGCGGGTGATCGTCTTGATTTCGATAGGTTTGATGATACTGATGATGCTGTAATTCAATGCGACCAATGCGGCGCACCTGTTGAGCCGAAAGAAACTCATTGTTTAGAGTGCGGCTATCAGGTCAGGGACGAAGCCGGAAATAAAATAGAAAGAGAGTCTAAAAAGGTTGTCACTAATTTTAGTATGACCGAATTTGAATTATTTCAAAAAGCTAACTTTCATTATGAACGCTTTAGGGGTGAATCATATATAGCAAGCGCATGGACAGCATTTGTAATGGTTCATCCTTTTAATGGCGTTTGGTACACGGTAGCAGCGGCAAAGCGAAAGCACGCTAAAATAATTGGTTGCTCAACAAATAAAATTGAAGCCCTTGCAACAGGGGAAGATTTTTTATCACAACATGGTGCGGCAGACTTAGCCGGAAAACATCAGCGTTGGTTGTATGAACCAGCAACACCAAAACAATTAAATCTGTTACCTGAATTATTCAGAAAGAAAATCAAAACTAAACATCAAGCCTGTTGCATGTTAACGCTATGCGAAAAGTTTGATCGTATCCTGTCGCTAATCCATAAACATTATAATTCTGTTGGAAAGTATTATTTATAAGCGAGATTTAAAACATGAACGGAACGCCCGAAGAAATATTATCTTCCTTGTTAAAAGGAATTGATTCACAAATAGCCGCACATTTACCAGTATTTAATGAATCGGTAGCCAATGAAGCGGCTGAATATAACGAATTAGTTTCATTACTGGAAAGTAGAGACAAGGAGATATTACGCAAATCTGAGGAAATAACCAGCCTCATTAAGCAGCGTGACCTGTCAGTTGAAGAAATCCAAAAGCTTAAAAACTTTATTAAGCAAATGGAAAAAGCAGCAGAAGAAGTTCAGAAAATTAGCCGTAATACTAATAGCGAAAATATAAGGCTAAATAATGAATTGAAGGAACTAAGGGCGCTAAATCCTAAAAAGCTAAAGGAACAGGTTAGACGACTTAAAGAATCAATTAAAAAATATGATGCTAAAATTCATGGTCAGCATCATGATATTGCAAAAGAACGTCGCAAAGTATTACATGCAGAGCAACAATATACAGAAGTCGCAGATAAATATAATAATGCTGTTGAAACTATGCGTCGGATGCATGAAATGATGAAACTTGAAGGGGCATTATGTGAGCGTGAAATGCAAGATGAAAACGGCAACTGGTTCTTTATATATCGTAAACCAACGACGCAAGATACCCGCTACAGAGGTAATTGCGCCGATGATCCAATAGTTAACCGTGATTTTTATTTTGAAATACAAACGGATCGCGGAATTAGTTTCCATGTTTTACAACTCGAAAGCGGGGATATTGGTTATCCAAATGTAGGGATTATCGTTCCCGATGAAATTGATCAATATTGCCGTGATGAATATGCAAAAACAGAAGAATATACAGCGCCGAAAGTAGTAACGCGCGTTGGTGCTCAAAGTGAACTAGACAAGCTGATTGCAGAAATTGAAAACCTATAATCTAGCGAATTTAAGTTTAGATGAACGCCGTGAAATTGAGCTAGATAAAATAGCTTGTTTCATGGCGTACAAACTTAAAAACAAAATAGTAAAGCGCGGCGAAGTGTTGCGCTTTATCAATGATGAATTGCCGGAAAAAGACAGGCAACGTTTCAGGGATTTATTAAATGATAAATTGGATCTTAAAAAAGCTAGGGCTTAGAGAAGAAAAGCCCATAGTTTCTAACTCGACTCTAAAACGCGAGGCTATTTACAGAAATGCGCAGATACCAAAACCGACTAAAACAACTAGACGCAAGCGGGCAAGCAATGACCGCCGTGATTATTATCATGATGTTGGCAATGGTGGCACTTGTGGCGGGGATTATTTCTCTGGCGGTTCTACTAGTGGTGATTCCAGTTCTAGCAGTAGCGGCTTTAGTGGAGGTTGTGACTAATGATTATAGAAATAAAAGCTGTTGATCATTTCGGTCATGATCACCAATTGGATAAAACAGTTGGTGAACTATCTGAACTGATTGATGCAATAGTCAAATACAAGCTAGGCGAGTGCGACGAATCAGCCGTTATTGATGAGATCGCAGACGTTCAAGTTTTGTTACCTCAGTTGATTTACATCCTAGAGCAAAAGACAGGCGAAAACATTTGCAAAGAAGTTGCAAAGCGCCGCATGTTCAAACTAGAAAGGTTAGGCGGCAAGCTATGGAAATGACAAACGCAGAATATCACGCTGATCCGGCAGTCAGTAAGAGCCATTTAGATATGGTTAATCGTTCACCTTTTCACTATAAAGCGCATTACATCGATAAAAGCATTGAACGCATCCAAACGCCAACATTTTTAGAAGGTTCACTTACTCACAGCATGGTGTTAGAGCCTGATAAAACAGATAGTGAATTTGTTATTGCGCCGAAGGTAGACAGACGCACAAAAGCGGGTAAAGAAGAATATAACGCTTTCATGTTTGAACATTCAGGAAAAGATATTGTTGCGCCTGATATGTGGGAACGTGCGGCAGCTATGACAGCATCAGTTAACGGTCACAGCGAGGCGCGAAAATGGCTAAAAAATGGTGTTGCTGAATCAAGTCATTTCTGGACTGATAAGGCAACGGGTTTACGCTGCAAATGCCGCCCAGATTGGCTAACAGATGATGGCGTTATAGTTGATCTGAAAACAACGGCTGATGCGAGTCCGGCGGGCTTTGCTAAGTCAGTTGCTAACTTTCGTTATCACGTTCAACACTCCTGGTATTTGGACGGGATTTCAGCAGAAAAATTTGTATTTGTTTGCGTAGAGAAAACGCCGCCCTATGCTGTAGCGGTTTATGAGTTAGATGCAGAGGCTTATGCTATTGGTCAGCGTATGGCTCGGTATAATCTAGACCAAATAGCCGAAGGTTTAGAAACAGATATTTGGACGGGATACGAGGGATTAAACATTCTTTCGCTTCCAAAATGGGCTAAAAATTAGGAGATAAAAAATGGATAAAATAAGTGATATAGATTGCATAAATGATGCGATTGCTATAAAAAACCATCTAAAAGATAAGGGATTCAATGAACGTGAAATATTCGAAATTTCAGTATTATCTAAACTAATAAAAGTTGGTAGATATATTGAAATTTTCCCTGAAAATTTCATAAACACCTTACAGCGTGAAAAATTTAATAAGATAATTTCAGAGGAATTACTGAGCGAAACAAATACTATTGAAGAGTGGGTATTGTGTGAAGATGAAAGAGCTATTGATAAGGAATCAAATGAAAAAATAGCTAATTTTTTAAAAAATAAAAAATAATACCATCACAGAATAACGGTGTTTTTCTATGTCAATAGTGGAAAATGTAAAGCCGCGCCTAATGCGGCTGGCTAGTGCTTGGATTCCTCAAATGTTCCCGAAAGGCATCAAGACGGGCGGCACTTTGAGGTTAGGCGACTTGTCCGGCGCTAAAGGAACATCGTTAGCCATCGCTTTGCATGGTTCTGATGCTGGATCATGGATAGATTTTGCTACTGGTGAAATGGGCGACTGTTTAGATCTTATTGCTCAAGCTGAGGGGCTAACCAACAAGGAAGCGCTAGGGCGGGCAATAGAGATCATAGGCGGTGATGTACGCGAATTTGAGGCTGTAGCAGCCGCAGAGCAAGAGAAACAGCAACAGCTAAAGGCTAACCGCCTCGACTACATAAAACGCCTTGTTAAGCAATCCAAACCCGTTAAAGGAACTATTGCGGAAACGTACCTAAACAGCAGAGGTATAACGGAATATTGCGAACGGACGTTAAAGTTTTTGCCTAATCATAAACATCAGCTATCAGGCGAGTCATTCCCTGTTTTGCTTGCGCTGGTTCAGGATAGGAACGGGCAAGGCGTAGCCATTCACAGAACCTACTTAAAGCCGGACGGCAGCGGAAAAGCAAACGTTGAACCTAACAAAATGATGCTAGGAAACGTTAACGGTGGAGCGGTGCGCCTATGTGGTGTTGATGATGAGGGGATTATAGGCGTTGCCGAGGGAATAGAAACAGCGTTAAGCGCGTCGATGTTAAATGATGGCTTGCCAGTGTGGGCGGTGCTATCCCGTGCGGGGATGGTTAATTTTAAATTACCGGAGGATGAGCGGGTGGCAGCAATCGCAATCTTTCGTGATAACGATGAGGCGGGCGAAATGGCAAGTAAACAGCTATCAGACAGCCTAGAACTATTAAACGAAATATACGCACCAAAGCGAGGTTTTAATGATTTCAATGATGAATTAAGGGCAATAAATGGAAAAAAACAAACTAGAGGAAAGGATTAAAACCGAAAAAGCGCCGGAAAAACGCCCGAACAATTAGAGCAGCTTTTAAGCATTGAATCATTTTCTGATATGGCAGACCGCGCAACAAGCCCTGAATGGTTGATCAATGGCATTTTAGAAAATGGGGCGATTGGTATAAGCGCGGGTAAGTCGAAAGCCTATAAATCATTTGTTGCGCTTCAAATGTGCTATTGCATTGCAACGGGTAAACCGTTTTTAGGTCGGAGTGTTAGTAAGTCCGGTTTAGTGCTTTATGTGGCGGGTGAGGGTGGTAACGGTCTAAACCGAAGGGTAAAAGCCATTCAGCAAGAGTTTGGCGATACCGATAATTTCAAGGTTATTAAGAACGGGCAAAAAATCCATGATTTGCAATATCAATACCACTTGCAAGAGTACATCAGGGCGACAAATCCGGTTTTAATCGTGTTCGATACTTACAACCAGTTGCAAGCGTCCGGCGGTTCTAACAATAGTTCAAACGATGTAACCGAAAGCATGAACATGTTCAAGGATGTAAGCCTACAGGCTGAACTAAATAACACCGTGCTGATCATTCACCACTACGGTAAAGATGCCGCTAAGGGCATGGAAGGTTCACACGCATTCACCTCAAACAGTGATTTTGTTTTCGCCGTCAGCAAAGCAGAAGAAAAAAGAACTCTACTAGAGTGCGAGAAAATGAAGGATTCAGAGCCATTCGAGCCGATCCCGATTCAGTTAGAAAGCGTAGGGCTTGGAATATTTGATGAAGATGGTGATGAAGTAGAATCCCTGACGGTAACGCATGGTCGATTAACTTTGGTTGAGAAAGCGAAACCATCAATAAATGTTGATCGCCTTTCAGCTGAAAGATTGCATTTAGAAGCAATTAAACACCTTCATAAAATCCAGAAACAAAACGCTAATAGCGAAAGAGTGATAATCCTTTCAAAAGATATTAAATCATGGCTGGAAAAATACACTGTCAAAAATTTTAACCGCCGTTGGCTAAAAACGTTGGTTGATAACAGAGAAATTAAGTTTGCGGGTGATGGTCAATATCGCCTGATTTGATGTAACCGGAAAGGTAACAGAAGCGGCAATTTTTAACGTTACAAATAACGCTTGCTGTTACCGTTACAACCTCATGATAGTTACATCACTAAAGTATTGAAAATAAATAAAAATAATTGGTAACACTAATGGCGTTACAAAATAACGATCAGGGTAAGTAACGCCGCCTTGTAACCCTATAGGGTACAAAGGCTGTTACCTCGATTTTGTTGGGGATAATTTTGGGTAGAGAAACAGATATTCAAAGGAATGTAATCAGACGATTGATAAGGCACGAAAAAGTTGGTTGGTGCAACCGAAATAATACAGGGAAAGCTTTGATTAATGGTCGAATGGTTGAATTCGGTTTAGGTAAGGGAAGCTCAGACATTATTGGACAGTTGAAGGATGGAAGATTCCTAGCTGTAGAGGTAAAGACGGAAACAGGGCAAGTAACTAAAGAGCAGTTACTTTTTATCAATCGGGTGATCAGGCACAACGGCGTTGCGTTTATAGCTAGACATCCAGACGATGTAAACAGGGCTTTAGATGGACTTTAGTATTAACTTTAGWTAAATGGGCTTTTTGGGCTTTAAGCGGTGGAGTTTGCGCAAAATCTGACGTTAACAGAATCGGTGCTGGCGATCCGGTCTTTTCTGGCGAATGCTCAAATAAGAAGCAAGGCGCTGAATTAATAGATGACGATGTTTTTTTACAATTACATGAGATATTTGTGAGCCTATCGAAAAATGACCAAGAAATATTATTGGTACATTATAGATTGTTGCCTTCTATACCTCCTATGCAATGCAACAAACGCAAAGCTAATTGGGTTGGTTTGCGGCTTAGTACATATGAAAAAAGGCTCAGTAGGGCGAGAAAGAATTTAGAGGCAGAATTTGAAAGGCAGCAAAAATAACTTGCAAGAATAATTAACTTGTATATTTTATACGTGATCGTGACGTTTGTGAGGTTTGGTATGATATTTCCTAATGAAATTTACAAAGGACGTAGGCTACATTCATTGGTCGTTGATGAAAATAATGAATATTCAGTTAGTTTCACTTGTGACTGTGGAAAAATTGTTGTTTATCCAAAAAGCAAAGTAATTTTAGGTAAATATAAAGATTGTGGTTGTGGTGAGGGTGAAAAAATCTATAAATGCACGCCTCAGAGCGGTTACAAACCCCTAATTACACCTTGTGGAAGGTTTAATAATCCAAAGGAAGCAGCAGAGGCGCACTGTTTGGCACTGGTTACTATTACGCGTCGCTGCAACTCGAATCAATGGGGCGCTTGGCAGTGGACTTGTAATCTAAATAAACAGAAAAACAAGACCAATAACGTCAAGCGTGAAATTGTTACTCCTCAAGGTTCATATAATTCTATTGTTGAATGTGCGGAGCGTAATAATATTTCTGTTGGCGCGGTAAAATATAGGCTTAATTCAATGAACTTTCCGGAGTGGCAAAGAAAATAAATAAAAAGTTTGACAACGTGTCAGGTAAAAATTATTATTCGGTTAAATCGAAGTAGAGCCGGAAATATCCGGCTCAAAATGAGAGTATATTTTTCTAAGTCTAGTGGTTTTATTATTTACAGTGGACTTGTCTTGGTAAAATCTTTGTGTGAAATGTTCAGCTACGTCAGGGCGGATATTTTATTTGATTGGTCTAGGCTTAGAGTAATATGTTTTCAGTGTGCCTTTAGCTTATGCGGTAGAAGCGCTCGGCTCATAACCGAGAGATAGAAGGGTTCGAATCCCTCAAGGCGCACCAAAGATAATGCGCTGGCGCGGTTTGTTTTTCCTATGTAAAACTAAATCTTGCACCGTAGCCAGCGCGCCAAATTTGCTAGTTAGACAGTCGAGCCTGTATTTTATTGTTTGCTTACGGCTTACGATCAAAGTGTGGTTTAACTAGCAAATATAAGAGCGGTGAAAATTCCAGTGCAGGGACGCGCATAAATCGCGATCACCGCTCTTAACCCAATTATGTTGATTGGACTGAATTTATTTAACATGCTCATTTAGTAAGTGATAACGTTAATATTCCAACATGCTTTTCAGTCCAGTCAACACCATATCTATGCTGAATCCCTGATCGGTTTTTTAACTCGTTAAACGATGTTACTCCCTGACAACAACACAGGGATTCAGCACCCTTTCTTATTATTCGCTGTTAGCTCAATGGATAGAGCAACGGATTTCTAATCCGTAGGTTATCAGTTCGAATCTGATACGGCGAACCAAGCATTAATGCAATTTAATACATAGAATTACATATTAATAGTATCTATTTTGATAAATTATAAACCGAGATAATTAATATTATTGAGGTTTAAAATGGATTTATATGTAAGGTCGACAATTAAAGGCTGCTATATAAAAAACTCGCTCGGTGATGTTATCGCTAAGCTTGAGTATATGTTACAACCAATTGCAAGCACAAAACTTTTAACAATTAACTCCTTTGAATGCTTGTCAAAAATTGAAATGAAAGATTTAAGCTTGTCACCTGAAGATTTTTTTCAATCATCAAAACCAGACTTGATAAAAAAAATATGTTTATCACAGATAAAATACTTTAATGAGTTTGACTGTCCCGATACAACCATGATTTCTTATAACATACCTGTATCGGCACTTGCTGATCGTTTGTTTGTAAGAAAGGTGATAAGAAATAAGGTCAAGAAAGTTGCTTTAGAAATTACAAGCTTTGATATTCAAGATCCAACCGCAAAAGTTTTGCTAGATATAATTGAAAATGTAGATTTATTGAGAGGCAATGGCATTGAGATCTGGTTCGATGATTTCAACCACGAAAATGAGCAGCATGTAATATGGCTTTGCATCTTAAACTGGGATTCTGTCAAGGTTGATAAGCATTACTTAAATATAGAAGATGATTTTAAATCGATGATAGAGTGTTTAGATATGCTCAAGAAATTAAAAATTCCTATCATAGTCGAAGGGGTAGAAGACAAATTTCAATATGGATTCTTGTTAAATGAGGATGTAATGATACAAGGTTTTATAATTTCTAAAGCAAAGCCATGTCATTACTTTAGTTTGTTCAAAAGTAACTTTTATTTAGTTTAAAGATAATGCCGCTTAAAGCGGCATTTTTAATAAAAAAACCACTAACACTAGAAGAGCATGTTAGTGGCTGCCAACGGCAAAAGGTGGTGGAATTAGATTGGACTAAACATAAATACCTTTTTGCATTTATTGCATTTAAATTTTGTATAAGTTCGATAAAGGATCTTTTCCAATAGACTCTTGTTTACTAAGCTATATGCATTGATTGTCTTACATTCTGGACAAAACATATTAGAAGCCTATTGCAACACCAGCGCCAACAATTGGTTGCCACTCGTTTGGGTTGCCTGAGATTGACGCTTTAATGGCTACATTTTCAGAAACTAAGTAGTTACCGCCAAAAGAAACAGCGCTTTCTCCATAGTAGTAACCAACACCAGCACCTAAAGATAACTTTTTGCCTTCTACAAGAGGTATGTTATTCATTGCTGCAATACCAGCAAAAGCAACATTAGTTTTCTTTTTGTACTGATCAAAGTCGATACGCATATTTGCAATATCACGAGTGTTCTTGTTAATCGCTGCTTTGTTTTCATAAACAGAGGTCTCAACTTTTGATAGCTTTTCGGAGTTATCTATTGCCATATTACCTACAAAAGCAATGGTGTTGTTGTTCTTAGTGATAGCATCGCCTTGCTTAACAATGGTGTTGCTGTTCTTAGTGATAGCATCGCCTTGCTTAACAATGGTGTTGCTGTTCTTAGTGATAGCATCGCCTTGCTTAACAATGGTGTTGCTGTTCTTAGTGATAGCATCGCCTTGCTTAACGTCTTGGCTACGATTAAAAGTTAGTTTGGCAATGGATTCCTTGTTAAACTCAATATCTCGGCTGTTCTCGCCGATAGCTTTACCTTGCTTAGCAATTGCGTTGTTGTTCTGAGTAATAGTTTTACTTTGATTAGTAATAACGTCGCTATGGTGAATAATAGCTTTGCGTTGCTTAGCAATATCTCGGCTGTTCTCGCCGATAACCTCACTATGAACATCAATGCGAACGTCTTTTTGAGCAGCTTTCTGAGCTAGCTCTTTCAACGCTTCGTCGTTAGAGCCAACAACATTACCCATAACTTTAAGCGTAGTGCTGTTTAAATCTGTCTTGGTTTCTAGTTCAGAAATTGAATCGTTATTAGTGGTAGCAAGATGACCTACAGTTGAAATAGATTGGCTGTTCTCGCCGATAGCTTTACCTTGCTTAGCAATTGCGTTGTTGTTCTGAGTAATAGTTTTACTTTGATTAGTAATAACGTCGCTATGGTGAATAATAGCTTTGCGTTGCTTAGCAATATCTCGGCTGTTCTCACCGATAACCTCACTATGAACATCAATGCGAACGTCTTTTTGAGCATCTTTCTGAGCATCTTTCTGAGCTAGCTCTTTCAAACTTTTAATATCACCTTGCATCGTTCGCATAACTCCCAGTTGGGTTACTGGTATTGCAACTTTTTTTTGCAAGTTTTTTTCGACGGTAGTCAAACGTTTTGTTATTTTTTCTACTTTTGCTTTTTGCTAAGTTTTTTTCGACGGTAGTCAAACGTTTTGTTATTTTTTCTACTTTTGCTTTTTGTAAGTCCAATTTATGGTGGTGCGCTATTAATTTAGAGTTAACAAAATCTTCTCTAGTTGGTGGGTGTTTTTTCCAATCTGCATAAAACACCCGATAACCCTTGTGTTCAGGTAGGACTTTGTTTGCAAAATCTTCAAAATGTTTATCGTCATGACCTACCCCATACTCCCCAACATGCATATATTGATAACAGTTGACTTTACTCTCGCAAAGTTCAAATGCTGATGATTGCGCTGATAAAATAGAACTTAAAACAGAACAAGATATTAAAACTTTATTCACTGTGTTTTCCTTAGTTTAATAATTTTGAAATTCCAATAATTTTAGTTTTGTTGATAAGTTATTGCCGATAATCGAGCGAAAAGATAGTAACTACAACAAACCAAAAATGCTTTTTATTCATTTAAAGTGCAAAGGTTATTTACATTATGTTTCTTACATACTTTAATAAAAAAGAGTTTTTATGTAACTGTAATAAGTGTTTTGCTGGTATAGAAAAAATGGACAATAGTTTAATTAAAAAATTAAATACAGCAAGACACATATCGGGAGTACCTTTTGTGTTAAACTCAGCATATAGATGCGACAAACACAACTTACGTGTTGGTGGTTCTCCAACGTCGAGCCATTTAAAAGGATTTGCTGTAGACATAAGAACCAAAAATAAATACGTTAAAAAACGTGTTTTGCTAGGATTAAAACAAGCTGGATTTTCACGTATCGGTATATACAAAAAATTCATTCATGCTGATAACGATCCCAATAAGCCTGACGCAATATGGAAAGGCAAGAATGTAAAGAACTAACAATTAATTATTTATAATCAATGAGAAGTAATTTGCTGTAGATATTATTGTTATTTATAAATAAGTAAACAACTTATTAATACAAACGTTGTTTACATAAAGTATGGCTTGCATATTGATATAGTGTGAATATACAAATTGTATAGCTATTTTGTCTAAAAAAGGGAAAAAATGAACTTTGAATTTACCGAACAAGAAATTAACCTGATCGCAAACGCAGTTGCTGAAATGCCTTTTAAAGTTGCTGAACCAGTGATCGCAAAAATTAGAGATCAATATGAGCAACAGGCAGAACAGCCAGAAGACAGTACACCTACCGAAGAAATGTAATTATCCTTGTTGCAAAGCTATAGCAGAGCCGGAAAAATCACGTTGTAGTAAACACGCATATAAACCAAAACAATCCACCACAAAGAATGCGCATATATACAAGTCTTTCAAATGGCAAAAGCTAAGAAAGATTTATTATGCAAACAATCCACTTTGTGAGAATTGTTTACTGCACAACGCTGTAGTTAAGGGCGTTATCGTAGACCACGTTATAGAAATCAATGATGGTGGTGCAGTGTATGACTACAACAATTTAAGAACGCTATGCATACCATGTCACAACACAAAAACTACTGAGCAGAGGAAGAAAAGAAATGGTTTATCTAGATGATTTAAATGGTTTGTTATTTGAATGTGATGGCGAAATATATCTAGTGAGTGTGGATGATGATGATTATGTGTCGTTTACCAATATGGAAAGCGGTGATGATGAATCTAGCATGGAGCTTTTGAGAGCCATTATAAAGCAATTAAATGATGAATGCAGGGACATGCAGCGTTTGCAACACAAGTAGGCTCACAGAGCGCATAAGCCCCCCTAGAGCCGTTTCTAAATAAGGGCTGGACAAGACCGAACAGGGCCTAAATTTTTTGCAAAAGTTGTTTTTTTCACACGCGCCCCCCAAAGAGGTAATTTTATGATTACGGACGACGCATACTCAAAAAAAGCCTTTTCAGCGTTGAAAAAGGCATTAAGTAAGACGGAATTAATAGATTTAAACGTCGATTCAATAGCCTTGCAATTTCTTGCAAAAGATATAGCCATTTACTTACGCGCTTACGCAGAATTAGATGAGCTTACAAAAGTTCACAGGACGGATAGAGGCTCAATAAACACGGTTAAAAACCCTGTCTTTGACATTTACATCAAGACAGGCGACCAAATCCATAAACAACTTGCTCAATTTGGCTTGACGCCTAAATCACGCAAACAAATTCTTGAAGAATTGAAAAGCGAGGGCGGCGAAATGAGCGAGATATACAAACTAATGAAAGGCGGTAAATGAATGTAAAGGATTTTGATTTCGGTCTGAAAGAATGGGATCAAAGTGCTAAATGGGTTCATCAATACGCTTATGAGGTAGTAACTGGAAAGGTTTTAGCCTCTCAACTCATCATTAAGTCATGCCAACGTCACTTAAACGACATTCGCAAATCGGAATCGGAAGATTATCCATACTATTTTGATGAGGCAGAAGCACAGCGGTTTATAGATTTTTGCAACAAATTCTTATTTCACATTAAAGGCGAGCTGGCAGGCTCGCCTTTTTTGTTGCCTCCTTGGGAAATCTTCCTACTAGGTTCAATTTTTGGTTGGCGCAAAAAGAGGCTTTCAAGTTACTCGAAAAAGAAACTACGCAGATTTAAAACCGCTGAATGTTGGGTTGCACGTAAAAACGGTAAATCTTTTATTGCTAGCGCTGTAATGATTTGGTGTTTGCTTTTCGATTCTGAAAACGGTTCTGAAATCTATTCGGCGGCTACTACACGCGATCAGGCAAGAATCACGGCAGACGATGCAATGAGAATTTTGCGCGGTTCACCGCTGGCGCAACTTTGCAAGATCAATAAATATCATGTTGAAGTGCCGGAAACACACGGCGTTTTGCGCGCTCTTAGTGCTGATGGTGGTTCACTTGATGGTTTAAATGTTCATTTAGGTGTATTGGATGAGTTACACGCGCATAAGCAACGTGATGTTTATGATGTAATCACTACCGCAACTGGCGCGCGTGAGCAACCTATCATATTTGTGATCAGCACAGCCGGAACGATATTACAAGGAATCGGGCGTGAGCGTTGGAGTTATTCAGAAAAGGTAATCACTGGATTAGTTGAAGATGACACGCATTTTGCTGTTCTATATTCGATTGATAAAGGTGACAAGTATGATGATCCCGATGTTTGGATTAAAGCAAATCCATGTTTAGGAATATCGAAAAAATTCGAAGATATGCAGCGGCTATCAGTACAAGCTGGCGAAACTCCGGCGGCTAGAGCTAATTATCTCACTAAACATTTAAATGTATTTGTTTCATCAGCCGAAGCATGGTTAAACATTGCCGAAGTAGAAGAATGCGAAAATCCAAATCTAAATATCGAAGATTACATAGGCAAAAAATGCTTTATCGGTTTGGACTTATCAAGCAAACACGACTTAACAGCAATGAGCCTAATATTTCCAGAAAGTGATGGCGGAATAACAATATTTCAACGTCATTACCTACCAGAAGAAACTTTAAATAAAGTGCCTGTTCACATCAGGGAATATTACAAAAACTGGTCTGAAAGCGGATTTTTAACGCTGCAAGATGGCAACGTTATTGATCATGAATGGATTAAAAACGATATACGCCATTATTGTAAAACGTTCGATGTTGAGGCGGTTGGTTATGATCCATATTCAGGCACACAATTAGCTTTGGACTTGTATCGCGAAAACATCCCAATGGTTGAAGTTCAGCAAAATATTAAAAACCTATCAGAGCCATCGAAGGAACTGGAAGCGCTTATTAAGGATAAGCGATTTAGATTCAATGGCGATAAAGTTTTTAAATGGTGTTGTGAAAATGCCGTCGTTTGGATGGACGTAAACGAAAACATCAAAGTTAGAAAAGACGATCCTAAACAACACGAAAAAATAGATAGCTTAATTGCAACGATTACAGGCTTATCAATTGCAGTGTTAGAGAAAGCGCCTGAAAAATCAGTTTATGAAGATAGAGGGTTGTTAATACTAGGAGACTAAAATAAATGGTATGGAATCCATTTAAGAAAAAAAGCGTTTCTATATCTGATCCACAAATTGCAAAGTTATTTGGTTTAGCAAATGATATTTATGCGGGAATAACTGTCAATCCCAATTCAGCTATGCAACACGCAACCGTTTATAGTTGTGTAACTAAATTAACGGGTGCAATAGGGCAAATGCCAATTGTTGTTTATAAACATTCCGACAAAACAAAAGAAGAAGCTAAGGAAGGTTGGACGAAAGTTTTAACCTTTAAGCCAAATGAATTTCAAACTGTTCAACAATGGCTTGAGCAAATTGTTTTGCATTTGTGTTTGCACGGTAATTATTACGCAATAGTAACGAAAAACAGTAGAGGTAAGATTGTTGAAATATTACCTGTTAAACCTGAAAACGTAGACATTGTTGTAAGAAAAGGCGATTTAATTTATCGCGTTATCCAGCATGATACAGAAATTGGTGAGCGTAACGAAGTAAAAGAATATTCATCAGATGAAATTTTACATATAAAGAATATGACTTATAACGGATATTTCGGGATGAGTCCTATTGAATATTGTAAAAAGTCGCTGGCGCTTTCAATGGCAGCAGAGCAACACGGCATTTCATTCTTTGAAAATAGTGCAAGTCCTAGCGGCTTTCTGTCAACGGATCAGGTTTTAACTAAAGACGCATCAGACCGACTTATAAAGAGTTGGAACGCAGCGCATCAGGGCGTAAAAAAAGCCGGAAAGGTCGCAGTATTAGAGCAGAATCTAAGATTTGAAAGGATGGGCGTCGATAACCGCGAAGCTCAATTGATCGAATCTAGACAATATTCACGTTCTGAAATTTGCGGGTTGTTTGGTGTTCCCGCTGCTTTAATTGGCAGTTTAGAAGGTGCGACATTTAATAACACTGAAAATTTAATTCTTTCATTTCATAGAGACACATTAAGCCCATTAATTCGAAGGATTGAGGAAGCTATCAAATTGCACCTACCAGATAACTTTGAAATTCAATTGGATGATACGGCTATTTTGCGTGGTGATTCTAAAACACAAGCAGAGGTTAATGTTTCGTATTTGATGAACAGAATTAAAACACCTAATGAAATTAGAGAGTCATTAGGTTTAGCGCCTATAGATGGCGGTGATGAGCTTATAGAAGATAGCTCAACAGTTAGAGCAACAGGAACGGGTAATAATGCAAGCCAAACAAATACAGACACCGTTTCAGATTAAAGAGTTTGATGCTGAAACAGGCGTTTTTGAAGGTTATGCCAACACATTTGATTATAAAGATCATGCTGGTGATATAACTCAAAAGGGCGCATTTATTAAATCATTAGAAAGCCATAAAGCAAACGGAACTATGCCCGCCTTACTTTGGCAGCATGATATTAAATCACCAATTGGGGTTTGGTTAGATATGCGCGAAGATTCTAAGGGTTTATGGGCTAAAGGTAAACTAACTAAAGGTGTGCAATTAGCTGATGAAGCGCTATTGCTAATGAAAGATGGTGCATTAAAAGGTTTGTCAATTGGTTATTTTTCTAATGATGAAGAATACTCATCTGAACAAAAAGCCAATTTACTAAAACAAGTTGATTTACTTGAAACAAGCCTAGTTACTTTTCCTTGTAATGACCAATCACAAGTTGAATCGATTAAAACGATGATTAGAAACGGTGACATGCCAACAGAGCGAGAGTTTGAAAAAGCCCTTAAAGATTTGGGATTCTCTCAAAAAATGGCAAAACAAATTATAGCTAAAGGCTATAAATCAACGGCGGCGAATGATCCTATTTATGAGCAAGAGCAAGCCGAAAAATTAGATGAAATTCTAGACCTACTTAAAAAATAAATAGAGTGCTTTTAATCGGGAAGTTTAAAAGTGCAGTTTTGTTTATCGGGATGATGAGCGAGGAAATATGAAAGAGATAAACAAAAAATATTATGGAAAAGTTCCAACAAATTCTAGATGCAGTAACAGAGCAGAAAGCAGCGACAATTGAAACAAAAGAAAAAATTGAAGCGGTAGAAGCTAAAACTAATGAAACAACGGAAGCAATCGAAGAAATTAAAGATCAGGTTTCAACTCTAGAAACAAAGATTGAAAAGAAATCGACGGCGGCTGAGCAACAAATTACACCTGAACAAGTTAACGTTAAAGTTAACGAAGCTATACGAGAGGTGTTATACAGAGGCGAAAAAGCCGAGCTATCAAACTTTGAAGATGGTTTAGTAATAGCAAAAGCAAACGCTGGTATTGATGCAGCGGCAGCCGCATCGGGTATGCACATTGATGCGGGCGGCTCAACACCTCAATTTGGTGGCGTGGCTGTTATTGATAAGTGGGATATGGGGATCATTGAATCCCTAAGAGAGCAATCTGTATTGCTTTCTATGCTACCTGTTAAGAAAGTTTCAAATATGAAGCTTAACAAGTGGGTTCTTACTAAACACGCTGGTAATCGCTGGACTGACGAAAACGCAACTAACGAAGTTGGTACAAACACCGAGGCTAACCAATACGCCAAAGTGAGCGGTTCTTACGGCAAAATTCAAGCTTATCCATTCTACACGCGCGAAGCGGCTCAAGATCCAGAGTTTGATTTGATTAGCCGACTAAAATCTGACGTTGTAACAGAAATTGGTCGTGAAGTTGCAACGCAGCTAGTGAGAAACATTCATTCTACACGCGCAAACACAGACACAACAAACCAGTCAAATGCGCCTAAAGGCATTCTATCCCTTTTCGATCCTACAGAATCTATTAAAGCAACAGGTACAGGTACAGGTGAGCGCGGTTATCAATATGCGGGTGCAGTAATTACAAAGCGCGCAGCAGATCTTGGTGCTGATGCGACGTCAATCATCAAATACATGAACAAGCTAAAAACGTCGCTAATTCCTGCTTATCGTTCTAATGCGAAATGGATCATGAACGAAAATACCTACAACATTCTTGCTGAACTGCAAGACGGTCAAAATCGTTTTTATATCCGTCCTGATGTATCAGGTCAATCAGCGGGTTACTTCCTTCGGTTTCCCGATTGTGATTGAATACCTAATGCCAGATGTTAAGGCAAACACAACGCCGATTATTTTCGGTGATGTGTCGAAAGCCTTTGAAATTCTTGATGTTCACAACAGTTACATGCTGGTTGATCCTTACAAAGTACCAGGAAACTACCAGTTCTACTACGAGCGCCGTCTAGGTTCAATTCAAGGTGATGTTGAAGCAATCAAGTTTGCTTACTGCAAAGCTTAATCATTTGTAGGGCGCACAATGCGCCCTTTTTTAATGGTGGTTTATGAAAGTTTCCATTACGAAAAAGACCATTAATGAGCCTGTTTCAATAGAAGATGCAAAGTCATTTTTGCGTGTTGATGACCCTTATGAGGATGTAACCATAGGGGCAATAATTCAAGCGGCTAGAGATTTTGCTGAATCGTACACAGCGCGAAAGTTTTTAAACAATGAAGTAACAGCCACAATTGATAAGGCAGACCAAAACGAATTTTTTACTTTGCCTTACGGTGAAAATATCACAATTAGCGAAATCAAATCTAATGGCGTTGCGCTTAAATCTAGTGAATACACTCTAGAGCTAAACGAGTTGAAGTTTAAAAAGGCTTATAAAAACTTGGTTGTTAAATACGTTGTTGGTTATGGCTCGGATTCTGAATCTGTTCCCGCTGGTATCAAACACGCCATTTTGATGTTAGTTGGTGCGCTATACGAACAGCGCGCCGATCTGACTTTCAATTTGAATGTTCAAACATCACCTATAACAAGTAGATTTTTATTAAATCCGCATAGGTTGTTTTAATGATTAATTTCGGGAAATTAAAACAAAGAATTGAAGTCGTCAGATTAACTAGACAGCAAAATGATTATGGTGAATTCACAGAAACGTTTTTTACTGTTTGCACACCTTACGCAAAAGTTAAGTTAACAGGTGGCGGTGATTCTATAACAGATAGGCTAAGAGATGATTCGAGTTTAATAAACGCAGAAATCATTATTAGATTTAATCAAGCAGTAAAGAATTACACGCCGGATATGTTCATTAAATATGATGGTAAAAAATGGCATATAAACGACGTTATAAACGACAGCGATAAACGTTACCTTAAAATAAATGCATCATTAAGGATATAAGTTGCGCTTACAAATGGAGGTTCGAGGGCTTGCAGCTCTAGAACAACAATTGATTGCTGTTGGTGTTGAATTAGGTGAAAAGGCGTTAAGGCGAGCTGCAAGGGCTGCAATGAAAGAAATGCAAGCCGAAGCAATTAGGCTAGCTCCATACAATCCAAAATCAGACAGCTTTGATTATCGAACAGGGCGAATAATGCATTTGCGTGATGACATAAAGTTAAGAGTTAAAAAAGGCGGTAAAGATAATTCACCAACCGCTGTAACGATTAGATTAGGAACATCACGAAAAACCAGACATTACGCAGCAGCTATTGAGTTCGGTCGCCATGAGTTTAATCAATCTAGAGGTTATATATACGGGCGAAAGCTTAAATATAGAACACTAATAACAATTGGCGAAGCAAGGGCGCAGCCTTTCATGCGCGCAGCCTTTCATAATGAAAAGGAAAACGTAGTTAAACTTTTCAAAGCCTATCTATCTAAAGAAATAGCAAGAGCCGTTAAATTAAAGGCTAAACGTGCTAGAAGAAAAAATATTTAATTATCTCAAAAACAACATACCACTTAAAAAAGTTATTGGTTCTAGGATCTTGCCAAACAAGATTGATAAGAACATAAAAAAACCCGCCTTAAGTTACTTTAAATTTGCTAGGTATAAAGATCGCATTTATAAAAACGGTGGTGCAGTTAAAGAACATTATCAAATAAATATCTATTCAAACACATACAATGAAGCAAAGGCAATTGAGAAAGAAATTGTCAAATTGTTTGATGGTGTTGAAGGCGCAATTGGTAATTCTTTTTCAAAGGTTACTGATATTAGAGACTTTTATAATAACGATTTAAATATGGTAGTTGTTGATATTGAGATAGCAACATACTAGGAAAATAAAAATGGCTGGTATCGGCAATATTACAACTGGTTTTAACACTAAGTTACTTTGGGACGACTCAAAAATAGATGCAGCTGAGTCAAGTATTACTGATGAAATAACAGATATTCAAAATATAGGTGATCTATCAGATACGGCTGCGGCGGTGACTGTTAACTCATACGGCGGTGATGGTTACACCAAAACACTAGCTGGCATAAAAACATTTGCACCGTTTGATGTTGTTTTGAATTACAAACCAATTGATACACAACATGTAGCGCTAAAGGCAGCTTATGACGCTGCGAAACAAGTAACATTCAAGATTTCGTTTATTTTTGGTGCTGATGAAACATATTTGGTTTTTAACGCAAATATCACAGGTTTCAGTATCTCAACTCCGGCTGATGGTGTTAGGGCTGCAACAGTCCAGATTGCGCCTATCGGCGGTTTTACCATTTCACACAAATCATAATTTCAGGGCGCATTTGCGCCCTCCATAGGTGCTGTATGTTATCTGCAAACGATATTTTAAATAAACAAGATTTTAAAACTGATTTAATTAAAGTTCCTGAGTGGGGCGGAAGCGTTAAAATTCGTTCTCTTTCTGCTAAGGATGTAAATGATCTAATCAGTAACGATAGCGAATCAATCACAGAAAGAACAGTCAAAACTATTATTGCTGGATGCATTGATAGTGAAGGTAATAAGCTTTTTAGTGATGATAATTTTGAAGCGCTTTCGGACAAATCACAAAATTCAATTTTATTTTTGTCGTCAAAAATACTAGAGCTAACTGGTTTAGCTGGCGAAACTAAAAAAAAATAAAGTTATCCGAATATAAACGCTTTATATACCGTTGCCATTTTACAAGCGGCGCACCTGTTGAATATTATGAAAATATGCCGTATCAGACGTTTTTAGAAATACAGCAATATTTTCTTGATGAACCATTTGGCGCGCAATATGAAACTTTTAGGGACGGTGTTTTAGCGTCAATATTATATAACTCAAACATCAGCAAAAAATCTGATGCAAAAGCCCCGTATGATTTCTTTGATTGCCTACCTAAACCAGAAGTAAACGACATTAAAGATCCAAAATTCATTTTAGAGCAAATGGCAAAGTTCGGTAATAAAGCGGCAGTAAAGGAGCTTGAAAGATGGCAGGAATAACGCTAGAAGAATTAGAAATTAATTTTAAAGCTAATTCAGCTCAGTTCAGTAAAGATCTAAACCGAATTAACCGAGAGTTAGATAAACAAAGAAAACAGCTTAAAAAAAACGAAAAGGCGGCGAATTCTTTCAGTAAAGAGTTTAACAACTTTAGCAAGGGCTTAAATACCACAATTGGAAGATTTAAAGCTCTGTCAGGAAGTGTAGCTGCGGTCTTTGCGGGTATTGTCGCTGGCTCTGTTGCAATATCTAACAACGTTAGAGAGCTTGATAATCTTGCAAGGCAAACAGGCGTAAATATCAAACAGTTTAGGGCTTTAGAGTTTGCCGCGCGCCAGTATGGTATGACGGGCGAACAAATTGCCGACATAACAAAAGATATTAAGGATAAAGCGCAAGAGTTTGCAAGGGATGGCACAGGCGCATTTACGGACTTCGCAACCGAGGCGGGCTTAACTAGTGAACAGGCTAGGCGGCTAGCTGGCGAAATGGTTAACCTTTCGGGTGATAAGGCGATGGGCTTGATGATCAAGCGCATGGAAGAGTTAGGGCTGAACAGCAATGAAATGGTTCAAGCTCTAGAATCTATGGGTAATGATGCATCAAAGCTAACACCACTGTTTGCTAATAACGGAAAAGAGATAAGCAGACTAACCGAAAAGATGCGCGCATTAACTGGCGTTTTAGATGAGAATGAAATTAATACTTATAGAAGCTTTTCAGAATCAATTGAGCTTGTTAAGGGTTCTTTCTTGTCATTGGCTGAAAACGCTCTAACACCAGTTATTAAGAAAATGACAACGCTTGCTGAAAAGTGGGCGCATTTAATTGCATCATTTAACCAAGAAACAATTGCAGCTAAAACAACTAGGCTTGCTGATATTTCAGATGAATTATCAGATCTAAGGGATGCAGCAACAAATACAGAAACTGCTTGGGGCAGATTTAAAAACGTTCTTAGTTTTGATGTTAGTGATAAGGGTTATATTCAACATCAAATAGACACTCTTATTGCAGAGCGTGAAAAGTTACAGGATGAAGTTGCAAAACTTAGCACTGGCTCAACCATAACTGAAATTAAATCTGGTACAGGCGGCGGTTCTGGTTCTAAAGCAGGAACGGGCGGTTCTGGTTCTAGTTCTGACAGTGAGATTAATGAAGTTATCTTGTCAGAAGAAAAAAAACTAGCTACCAGAAACGAGTTTGCAATTAGAGAGCGCGAGCTATTAGCGCAAGCAACAGAAGATAAGTTCGATGATCTAAAGGTAGCTCAAGAAAGAGAGAATGAAGCGGTACGCCTAAAATATGAGGGAATGCGCGATGAGCTAGAGCAATCAGGAATTACCGAGGCTGAAATCCAGCAAAGAATTACTGACGAAAAGTTAGCTATTGAAGAAAGCTATAAAGAACAACGCGACGAATTACGCGAGGAAATGAAAGAAGCTCAGTATGAAGAATTAACCGAGTTTCAAGAATCCTACAACAACATGTTAGAAAGCCTGAATGAATCATTTTCAAATTCAGTTGCTAATTGGATTGTTGAGGGCGGAAGCTTTAAAGACGCAATGAAAGGCGTATTTAAATCTGTTCTTAAATCTTTCATTGCCATGTTGATTCAACAGCAATTGCAAAAGCTTATTTTTGACAAGTTAGCAGCTAAGAAAAAGGCAGCCGAGGAACAAGGCAAAGTTGCCGCATTAACATCACAGGCAACGGCACAAGGTACAGCGTCAATGGCTGGCGCGCCATTCCCAATTAACTTGGGTGCTCCGGCGTTTGGTGTTGCTATGGGCGCGATAGCTGGCGCGGCTCAACAATCAGCAGCAGCGGCTTATGCTGGCTTGGTTGGTATTGCTCACGACGGCATGAGCAACATTCCTAAAGAGGGTACATGGCTATTAAATGGCGGTGAACGTGTTGTTGCACCTGAACAGAATAAAGATCTAACACAATTCCTAGATGGCAAGAAGCAGGGCGTGAACGATTTACAAATGACGGTAAACATTAACGCTAACAATAACGTTTCTATTGATGAGTTTTTTGAAAGCAATATTCAAAATTATGGTGATCAAATAGGGATTGCCGCGCTTGAATTTATAGAGAGAGCGGTTTAATTAGGGCGCGTAAAGCGCCTTTTTTTATGGGTTAAATATGGCAATTACTTTTCCAAAAAATTCGATGCTTTCCGAAGTTCAGATAATTAGCAAAGCAAACAACAGCGTAACAGAAAGTTTTTCAGGCATTCAAAACGTAAAAGATCGAAAGGTTCAATGGTATGAGGTTAATTTTCAGTTAACGGCGGCTGGCATTTCAAACGTTAGGGAATTAGAAACGTTTTGTGATTTGCTAAAAGGAAACTTTGAAACTTTTGAATTATCGCTAGGCACTAGAAGCCAGCCATTTAAAAGAGTGCGTGGAAATATAACGGCAGATGCGGCTGCGGCTGGCTCAAACAAAGTTGTATTAAATGGTTTAACTGGTTCATTTTCATCGGGCGATTTCGTTAAGTTTAGTAATCACAGCAAAATGTATAGGGTGTTGAGTTACGACACAACAAGAAAGGAAGTTACTATATTTCCAGATTTGCGCAAAAAAATAACACTAGGTGATGCGGTTTATTATAACGATGTGAAATTTACGCTTAGAAATAAAAATGATGAATTTAAATTTAAGTACATCGACAGCGACAAGCTTTTAGAAGTTGATTTTAAATGCCGAGAGGTGCTTGAATGAATTATCATGTTGCATTAATAGATATTGAATTTGATAACGTTACGCCGCTTAGAATTACTGATTGTGGGTTTAGCGTTTTGGCTAACTCTAATGTTTATCGTGCTTTAGGTGATGTATTAAAGGTTTCTAAAATAACACGAAAATCATCAATCGATGATAAAGGTGCAAAGATAGAGTTGGACGGTAAAACAGAATATATTAGAGAGTTAAACCTCAATAAATATGTTGGCGGTCTAGTAACTATTAGCATGGGTGAGTTTGATAATAGTAACGCTTTAGTTAAAAAAACTATTTTATCTAAGGGTTACATGAACAAACCTAGTGTTGTTAAAAACATGAAAAGCACGATTGTTAAGATTGAGCTAAACAGTATTTTTCATTCATTTAAAGAAAAAAATATTATTTACGCTCTTAATTGGTCGCACAAGTTACGCCCTTACGGGTCAAACGATGATGCTTTTAAATATGCGAGCGACTATTAACAATGACAGATTTTATTAAAAATACTTCAACGTTTTATACTGGCAATAAGAACATAAACACAAACTTGCTAAATCCGCGAGTTTACGAAGAAGAAAAAGATAAATTAGTTATTCCTTTGGTGTATGGCGATGCTTTTGTAGAGCCAATAAAGATATATGAAAACACAGCAAAAGATATACTAAAAAATAATTCAGATGTTAGAACAGAAATCTTTGCGCTTTCCATTGGTGATATTCAAGGAATTAAAGCTATTCACGTTAGGGACATTAACGGCAAAGAATGGAATATTCTTGATGATTCGGCAATTATCACTGATGGCGTTGCAAAGTCGACTGATTATGCATTCAAAGATGTAAGTAATAAAAACTATGCACAATTGTGGGCTAGATGGCTTTTTTCTGTAGAGGTTAGATCGGGTAAAAAAAATCAATCGGTTTTGAGCTATGCAAACAAACTATACGGAAACGATCCAGAAAAACCTTGGAACACTACCAAGAAAGCAAACGGAATTGCATTAGTAAGTTTCAGCCAAGCACCTATATATGGAAAATATTTTACTGATACTAAAGAAATTAAGATCAAGGTTGGCGGGCGTCGTGTCGTCGATTTTGATCACCCCAAAGGAAGCCGCCCGCGCGTATCATCGAATAACGCAGCTTTGGCGCTTTTTGATTATCTAACAAATAAAGATTTTGGCGCTGGTTACGATGAATCATTGATTGATATTCCATCATTTCAATCTGTAAGAAACTATTTAGGCGTTATACGTCACAAGTTTGGCGGCACTTTAGATTTAAGAAAATCAATAAAAGATAATGTAAAAGCGATTGTTGATAGCTTTCAGGGTATTGTTTATGAGCATGATGGAAAGATTCATTTAAGAGCAAATAAAGCTGAAACTATTTCTGAATCTTTTGATGAATCTAATATCATTGGTAAATTGCGCGTCGATCACGCAGAATCAGCCAAAAGAGTTAACACTGTTACATTAAAGTTTAGTGCCACTAACAAATCAGGCGCGGCTTATATGGCTTTACCTGATTCGCCAGATGCTCAATTAGCAAAAGATGGAAAGGTAATTTCTAAAGAGTTTAAAACTAATTTTGTTAGTGACATTGTAACAGCTAAAAAGTTAGTTAACTTTCTTTATCGTTACCACACTAAAAATCGTCGAGTTGCATTCCTTGATGTGGCAAGCAAATCATACAGTCTGAAACCCTATGATGTTATAGAGATTAGCGACAATGAAAACAGGCTAGATAAAGTTAAATTTCGAGTTGATAGTATCACAACAGGTTTAGGAAAAAATCTAGGCAAAACCAGCATAACGGCAACGGAATATTTTACATCAGATTATACAGGTGATGTTAATGTAACAGCTCCGACAGAGCCGGACGTAAAGCCAAATGAAAACATAACGCTACCGCCTAGAAATTTAAGATTTACTCTCACTAATCCTAATGTAAATACAAATATTGGATCTTTGGTTTGGGATAAATCGCAATCCGCAACAGTTAACGAATACGAAATACAATATAAAAAATCGACTAGCGCAACATGGATTGAACATAGCACAACCAGCATGACAAGCGCTTCAATGGCTTTTCTAGAATCTGTTAACTATGATTTTCGGGTAAGGGCGTTAGATTCTTTATCATATGCTAGTAATTGGATTGAGCTAAAAAAGGTAGATCTTACAGATGGATTTATTTATCCAAAGCCGACAGGTCAAGCACTAGAAACGGCAAACCCTGACAAGACCATTAGCGAAACGCCAGATTGGATCGTGACTTGGGATGATGTAAGGGATAATTTACTTCCTAATCAATCTGACGAGCGATTCAAAGATAGAACTTTTAATGACTTTTTTAAATATTACGAAATAAAAGTTAAAAGCGGGTCAACTGTTTTACATACGGCGCAAGTAAAGACAAACAGGTTTGTTTATACACTTGAACAGGCTAAAGCCGATGAAATCAGGCGAAGATTAGATTTTGAAATTTCATTTGTTTCTTTAAGCGGTAAAAAATCAGAGCCTTCAGGCTTAACCGCAAACAATCCACAACAAAGACCACCTAAAAATATTAGCGTTAAAGGTGGTGTTTCAGGTTTATTTGTTGAGTTCAATTACCCAACTGAAAAAGACTTTGTAGGCGTTAAAGTACACGTTGGTGATGAATCAGAGTTCAATCCAGATTCAAATACTTTGGTTGGCGATATACAAGGCACTAACCAATTTACTAAAGCTTATTCTCAAATTGAACAGGGTACATATTATGTCAAGCTAGGTGCTTATGATGCGTTGGGAACTGATAACATTCAGTATTCATCATCTTACAGGTTTACTATTGAAGATATAGATATACATATTGATTCAATTAGTGTTTCTGATCTTGCCAATGATTTAAAAGCTAAGGTCGAGCAAATTGATACCAACGCTTTAGATATTGCCGGAAACACAAATGGCGTTAACGCTATTGATTCTAAATTAGACACTGAAACAACCAATAGAATTAGCGGTGATAAGGCGTTAGGCTCACGAATTGATACTGTATTAGCTAAGTCTAATTTAAATGCATCAGCTATACAAACCGAGAAAACAACGCGCGCTAGTGCTGATGCAGCTTTAGGTAAAAGAATTGATACTGTAACAGCAACAGCAAATACCGACAGGGGAAAATATAACGCGCTAGTTACTAGGGTTACAACGGCTGAAACTAACATAGCTGGAAAAGCTAGTGCTGCAAGTGTTACTACGCTACAAACAACCGTAAATGGTCAAACCGCAAGCATTAAGGATAATGCAAGGTCGATCAATGGCGTTAAAGCACAACGGGTTATTAAAACTGACGCTAACGGCGTGATCGCTGGTATTGGCTTGCTTTCCGACAGTAATGCGCCATCAGGCGCGCAAAGCGAAGTTTCTATAATAGCTGATAATTTTTATGTTTTGGGTTCATCTAGTGATTCAAAAGCCACTTCAAAGATCCCGTTTTATGTGACAGGCGGCAAAACCTTCATAAAAGAAGCGATGATTAAAGACGCTTCAATACAAAGCGCAAAAATTGGTTCTATGGACGTTGGCAAGATGACAACCGGAACGCTTAGAACTGCAACGGATATACTAGCCGGATCAGGTAATAATACCAGTGGAATGAGCGGAAAGGCGGGCATAAGGTTTTGGGCTGGTAAAGCAGACAGAAACAGCGCGCCATTTAGAGTAAATTCGGCGGGTCGCGTGGATTGCACTAACTTACATGTTTCAGGCTCTAGTACGTTTAAGGGTGATATTACGGGCGCATCAGGAACGTTTGAGGGAACAATCAGAGCTAATAAAATAATCGGTGATTTCCTGCGGGTTTATCAATCTAATGCTATTTCATCAGTTATCTATACATCAGGCAGCAATACGCCGCCGCGATTAAACAGTGCTGTGATTCCTGTATCTAAAAATAAAAATGATCTAAACAATATAACGATAACAACAAACTTTGCGAATATTTCTAGTGATCCTGATATTGATAGGCGTTATGTTGCTCTAACTGATATTGGTGCAATGTTATATATTCCTAATGGATATAATAGCGCGTATCAGGTAAGCGCATATGTTAGGGTTCAGATTTATAACAATTCAACTAAAAAATGGCAGACCGTACAAAACTATGAATATAATTCAAGTCAAGTTTGGTTGATGAATGCAGTAGGAAATAAAGCTGCTTACTTCCATAATGATAGTTATAACAACATTTTATTAAAGCCGTATTTAACAAGCGGGATAAGAATACCCAAAGGGAAATCACACAGGTTGCGGTTAGTTGGTAGGGCTAGAGCAATGAGCTTTAATCACACTACAAATAAAACAACTTATTTAGCTGGCGTAAAATTACTATTTACTAATCAACCCGATTCAACTTGTCAATTTGGTTTAACTAAATTTAATTAACGCCCTACGGGGCGTTTTTTATAGGTGAATAATGGCAATTATAAGAGCAAATATTCCTATGGTTATTTATAGGGGTGACACTTTTTGGAAAGTAGGAAAATTAATTGAAGGCGATGACATTGATAATGTTTCAGCAAAGCCAATCGATTTAACAGGATTAACATTACAAGGTTTATCTAGAATAGCACCTAATGATGATAAATGGTTCGACTTTCCTATTAATATAACAAACGCAAAAAACGGCGAGTTTGAAATAAAAATAAATCCATTGCAAACAACAGCGCTTGGCGCAAGTGGAGCTACACACACAGGAAGGTATGACATCCAAGCAACTAATGATTCAACAGGCGATGTTTTTACTTTTGTTACTGGTTCAATAACCGTAACAGATGATTACACTTATTAGGTGGTCTAATGGCAATTTTAATTTGGACTGATAAAACAGGCGTAATTGAAGATTCAACGGTTAATAGTTCTCAGTCAAATTCTACTATTTACATTGTTGATAATCCGATACTAAGTACATATAGGACATTTACGGCTTTAAACGATACGCCAGATAATTACTCTGGTTCAGATAATAAGATACCAATAGTAAACGAGCAAAAGAACAACTTAGAATTTAAAACAATTGGTGAAATCGGTGATAGTAGATTTGTTCAACATTCAGAAGTTATTAACAATGTAAACAATACAAGTGATAACAAACCGCTTTCAGCAAACATGGGTAAACATCTAGAAGAAAGTAAGGTTAATTATTCCGATGTAAAAAATGTTTTAAACGATACCAGCACAAACAAACCGCTAAGTGCTGCGATGGGTAAGCAGTTAAAAGATGAAAAGTTAAATATCTCTGATGTAAAAAATGATGTTACAAGCACTGATATTGATAAACCGCTTTCAGCAAACATGGGTAAACATTTAAATCAAAGTAAGGTTAACTATTCAGATGTAAAAAATGTTTTAAATGATTCCAGCACAAACAAACCGCTAAGTGCTGCGATGGGCAAGCAGTTAAAAGAGTCAGTCGACAATCGTTATACTAAAGCAGAATCAGACATAAAGTATGCTAGAAAACATAACGCATCAGACATTGGCACAGGCACGGCAAACAGCAACAAAATATTGCATGGTGATATGGTTTGGAGAGATCAAACGGCATTAAGTGCCGAGGTTTTAACCGGAACTATAGCAAACAGACCAGTAGCGGCTATTGCTAATAAAGGCGATTTTTATGTGGTTTCAAAAGACACTGTTTCCAATAACGGGAAAATGTTTATTAGTGACGGCATAGAATGGATATTGGTTGAACATCCAGCCGCTAGTTATTCGAAAGCAGATTCAGATTCTAGATACTTGGGAATAAACGACAAAGCGCAAGATTCAGAAGCACTAGACGGTTTAAATTCATCTGACTTTTTGAGAAATAACGCTAAATCAGTTGATTCGGCAAAGTTAGAAGGTAGATCAAAGGCGCAAGTTATTGCGGAAGCTCGAAGCGGCTACCAGACAACGACGGCGGCAGACGCTAAGTATTTAGGCAAATCTTCTAAATCGGTTGATTCGGCAAAGTTAGAAGGTAGATCAAAGGCGCAAGTTGTTGCGGAAGCTCGAAGCGGCTTGATCTTAGAGTCAACGTCAAATGCCAGATACTTAAAACTAACAGGCGGTACAATTGCAACTAAAGTTAAAATCCAAACAGGCGGCACGATAGGCGGGGGAAATGTATCAGATGCTCCTTTAATAATCGATGGCTCAATGGGTATTGATGGCAATGAAATATATTCCACCCAAGATATTATCGTAGGTACAACGGCTAATAATATAATTTTTAAAAAAGGCTCTACACAAGTTGCAAAAATTGACGCTACAGGCATTTATGAGGGAAACGCTAAGTTATCAGATAAGTATTTAGGCAAATCTTCTAAATCGGTTGATTCGGCAAAGTTAGAAGGTAGATCAAAGGCGCAAGTTATTGCGGAAGCTCGAAGCGGCTTAGCTACTACTTCCTATGCTTATTCAAAATCTCAATCTAATTCTCTGTACTTAGGTAAAAGATCCAAAGCGGCTGATTCAACTTTATTGAATGGTATCAATCAATCCACAACAGCTACTGCTAACAAAATTGTTCAACGTGATTCGGCAGCTGATATTCATTGCCGATTGTTGCGCCCTAACTACGCGAACCAAGCAGACATAAGCGGCGCGCTTGCATTCAGAATAAATAATAGTTCAGATAATTATCTTAGGTTCTGTTCTAGCACATCGGCAATTAGAGCTTGGCTGGCAACTTATTCAAAAACAGAATCTAACGCGCGTTATTTAGGAAAGACGGCTAAAGCGGCTGATGCTGATAAATTAGATGGCTATGACATTAGCCAAATAATGCGCCGCATTGATAACACAGCAGATTACAAATCAAGCGCAAATATTATGTGTATGCAAACTTGCAGTAATAGGCGTCCAGTTGGTTTATCCGGCGCGTATCCTTATGGCGGGCTTTTAACGCTAAACACAGCTAGTAACAGACTTAGAATCTACGCTCCCCATAATGAGGGTAATAAATCGGCTATGTATTTCAATACAGGTTATGGCAACGATCAGAAACCTTGGCAACGTGTAATGACTTATTCTGACGGTGACGGACGTTATTTAGGAAAAACATCACGCGCTTCATCAGCAACATATGCTGTTAGGGTTACAGAAAATTCAACAAACTCTATTGATTTAATAGATCACTCAGATCATACATGGTTTAGAAATTCAGCTAATACTTGGACTTTTCAGGGGGGCGGCGCTGGTGACGATTGGACGCAAACATTTTCGTTTGCTCTAGATGCTGTAGGCAGTGGATACAATGACAAGTGGATGAGAGTTGGTCAAAGGCAATCAAATGCGACTCATGGTCGCTACAGAGGCTTAAGAATTGAAAAGTATTATAACAAACGTGTTGTTGGCGGCGACCTTTCGTTAGGCAATATTTATGTTGATGCGGAGGTTGCCGCAAACCGTGTTGAGTGTGGATACAATCACAATCAATCAAATTCGGTTGGTTGTTCTAATTGGTTTAGATCATCGGGAAAAACTGGTTGGATTAACTCATCATATGGCGGCGGCATTTATATGACCGATACAACGTATATAAGAACCTACGGCGGTAAGAAATTTTATGTAGATAATACAGACGCAAGGTATGCAATTCATACGGCAGGCGGAATTAATACAAACAAACAGTTTAACGTTGGTGGTAGAAAGCTTATTACTGGATCGGCTGGTTCTGGCGCACCTAGCGCTGCAAGCGTTGCCGTTGGCGGTCTTTATGTTAGGTGGTAAAAATGGCGGCTGAATTTTATTTTAATAGTGGTGGAGTTAAAAAAGCCAAGTCTATTTACTACAACGACAACGGAGCAATCAGAAAAGCTAAAGAAATTTGGTACAACGACAATGGAAGGATGAGAAAAGTATTCCAAGCTTTATATCCATCATTCACAACATCGTTTACCACCGGAGGGAAACACTTTGTGTCACTTAAAAACTTTTTGTATGGATACATACCTAAAGTTACAGGCTCTCTTGGTAGACCTAGCTTTAATATTGTAAAGGTTAGCGGAAATTTAGAAACAACAATAAGAATTGAAAGACTAGGATATTACAGCACTAAAGGATCTGGATTTAAACCTAGAAGACATTATATATATATGACTTTCACAGTAACTAAAGGTAATTCGGCAAACTTACCAAATTTTATAACTTTCAGATTTAACAATAAAAGAAACAATTCTTCCTCATCAATTGACTTACCAAAGCTTTCTTCAACTGCATATAGAGTAGAGGCAAAGTCTGGAGCAGGGCAAGCCGTAAGAGATTATTTAATTAAAACCGGTTTGGATTCACCTAATAAGATTTCCGTATCATTGCCTAATGGTTATTATTTTTCAGATTAAAATTCACCCGCCTAGTGCGGGTTTTTTGTAGGTGAACAAATGAGTTGTGGAGCACTGCATAATATAGAAATATGCAAAGGGAGAGATTTTTCCCAAATTTTAAAGATAGATAATGGAGATGGTTTTTTAGATTTGTCGGGATACACGTTTAAAGCAACTATGAAAGATAACGTAACAGTTCCAACGGAAGCTTATGAATTTAAATTTGAAACAGTTGCTGGAGATAAATCTGCTATAAAAATTTATTTAACAGATACGGATACAGCAAAAATGAGAGCTGGTGTTTATTATTGGGATTTATTGGTTACAAGCCCAAAAGGAATAGATACTAATTTGCTTTATGGCACTGTTAATATTTTAGATTCTGTCACAAATAAAACGGATTCATTTAGTGAAATTGATTTTAATGATGGTTTTAGGATTTATTAACAATGGCTAATTTATTTATAAATGATGGCTCTAACATCAAAAAGGTTGTAATTCATACAGGATTAGAAGGTGTTGCGGGAAAGGATGGTAAAGATGGTTCTGGCTTTAAATCAGCAAAGATTGTTAACAACGAATTAATTCTAATTGCAGACGACGACAGCGAAATCAATCTAGGCAACGTAAAAGGCGCAACTGGTGATACTGGTCAATCAATCAAGGGTGATAAAGGTAATGCTTTCACTTACGCAGATTTCACGCCGCAACAGCTAGCAGCACTAAAAGGGCAAAGGGGCGAAGCCGGATCAAATGGAATTGATGGTGTAAGCGTTACTAGAGCAGAAAAGCGCGGTGATGATTTAATCATACATTTATCAAATGGTTCTGCTTATAACGTCGGAAATATCAAAGGTAATACAGGTTTAACTGGTGCGCGTGGTCAAACAGGTTTAACTGGTGCGGCGGGAGTGAGCATCGCAACAGCAATACTTGATAACCGTGATCTTGTTTTGGCATTTACGGACGGAACAACGCGACGATTAAAAAACGTTAAAGGCTTGGATGGTTCAAAAGGTGACGCTGGTAAAGATGGCGCGAGTGTAACGGCTGGAGAAATCAGAAATGGAGATTTGTATTTACATCTTTCTAGCGGTCATTTTCTATCATTAGGCAGGGTGAAGGGCGACAAGGGCGACAAGGGAAACACAGGTTTAACTGGCGCAGCTTTAACTTGGGACGACCTAACACCCGAACAAAAAGCGGGCTTGAAGGGGCAAAAGGGCGAGACTGGATCTCAAGGTTTACGTGGGCGAGATGGTTTAGATGGCAAAGGAGTCAAAAGTGCTTCTTTAGTTGGAAAAGATCTAGTCTTACATTACACCGATGGCTCAAGCCAGAATGTTGGTTCTGTTACTGGCGATGATGGTTACACGCCTATAATTCAGGGTGATTGGGTAACAAACCGCTCTTACTATGTTGGCGATCTTGTTACTTGGACAAATCCAACAACAAACATTAGATCGATATATCAAGCGTTAACAATAAACCGCAACCAATCGCCATCAAGCACAACAGATTGGCGTTTGTTTTTGACAATTCCACAGGTTGAAATCCCCAAATTACCAGCAGATGCAGCAAGCAAAAATTATTTCTTGGGTGAGGATAACGCGCGCGCAGTCTGGAAAGAGGTTCAAGCGGTAGGTGGAATAGTTCCAATCGACATTGAAATTAACCTTTCGGCGGATAAATCATCACCGATTGAAATAACGGATAGTTACTCAACTTTCTCTTTGTCTTTTTCAAAAAAAGCAAATACAGGTGAAAGCGACGAAAAAATATCTAGTGCAAAGCTCACTGTAGACGGCGTTGATTATATTTTAGATTCATCAGAAATTTTGGCTAAGTCAAAAAAAGTAAACAAGGTAATCAGAAAAGCTAAAGGTAGAAACTCGTTCTTAGTTTCAGCAACCATAACGACGAACAAAGGAAATGTTTTTAAGAAAGAAAATATATTTAAATTTAAAGTTGCTTATTGGTTCGGGAAGATAGCAGCAGGAAGTTTAAATAATTCTGACTTAAATAATATGACAAAAGTAAATGCTGTTAATTACCCTAATAAACTATCTATAACTGGAGACTCAACTTTAGGTTATTACTATATAGCATTAATCGAAGACAATAATATTCCTAGTCAATACAACAGAAACGGATTGATTTCGCTATTTAAACAAAGCTATAAGCTAGATTACGGCGTTGATAAGATAGTCGTTTACAGAACCTATAACAGAACAAGCGAAGCAAAAATAGAAAATTTAACGGCAGAATAAAATGATTAAAATTGGTTCAATTCTTGTCAAATATGACGAGTCAGATGACTATGCGCTGATAGACCAGAAAGATGTAAAAGGTGGCTATCATTCAGTATCAACACTTTCAGATCGTGATTCTTTAAATCTATCTGTAAAGAAATCTGGAATGTTAGTTTATGTTGAGTCTGTTCAGAAAACATATCGATTAGTTGGTGCAAGCTGGAATGAAATAAAATCAAGTAAAATCGTAGATTATGAAACGTTTACAACAAAATCTGACTTACTTGCATCAACAAAAGGCTTTAAAAAAGCAACCTTCATTCGTGTAACATCGGACAATTCCACATACATTGTAAACAAAGACGTTACAGCGCCAACGAAGCTAACCAATGCCGACTTGGATAATGTTACAGCAACAGATGCAAGCCATGTAAATTACGCGCACACAGGTTTAATAAATGAGGGCGGAACTGTTCAAGATGCGATTGCAAAAATCGCAAAAGAGCTTGATGAAAAATCTATAATTTATGTTGATTCAATATTAACGACGTCAAGTAAAACATACGATGCGGCGGATGCAGCTAACAAAGACAAAGTTTTTATTGTTTACTGTTCTCAATACTTTGAAAAAAACAGTTCATCAAAATTGATAAACATACACCCTTTAATTAATACGATAATTGATGAACAGGCAATATTGGTTTATGTAAAAAACAAACAATGGTACATTAAAAAGTATGAGAAAGACTTAATTCATAAGTTTATTTATAATTTGGAAAGTAACGATGTTAATCTTTATTTGGGATTGGATAATTATGAAAAGTTAAATATAAAAGATGCCGATGAAATATCCATAAAGCCAATAAATGATTTAAATGCTAGCAATGTTCAAGAAGCGTTAAGCAAAATCAATGGAAAGGTGATTTTCGAAACGATTGATGCGAGTGTGAGTAAGGATTTAAAACTTTCTACTTACGGGAATAAGGCTACATATGTAGAAAAAGACGGAAACTCTATTTCCTTTGACGGAGTAAAACAAAACCTAAAACTTGCTGATGTGATCGTAAAATACAATGATGCATTTAAGGTAATAAGAAGCTCTACAGTTCCAGACTTGCCAGCAGATTCTGCAATAGCAAATTACTTTCTTGGTGAATCTGGCGGATCTCTTAAGTGGCGAGAAATTTCTAACGATGGCTTTTTGACACAAAGAGCGGTTTTTATTTCTAATGCAGCGATTGGTAACGCCTCTGGTCAAGTGCCGATTGATAGGATATTAAACAAAGTTGTTGTAAGTGAAGCAACAAGCGACATAATTTTATCGTTATATCCACAAGGCTTTAAGAATGGTGATAAGTTCATGGTTCTTAATCCAACCGATTTTAAGTATACAGTAGAAACCGCTGGCTTAGGTCTGATGCAGGGCGCTAATGTAGTTGATGCTCAGTTGGTACTTAGGAAAGCTGAATCGGCAATTATAGTTTTTGAAGATGGCAAATTTTTTGTTCTTTCACACAAAAACCCTGTGCATCTTAGCGATGGAACATGGATAGATCCAATGTGGGGGCTTGGCGATAAAAGACCTTATATTGATTTCACAACAACGCTAGAGGATAGTGGAAAAGACAAAGGTTCAACTATAAATGGCTCATTAGATAACGTATGGAAACCTAATCAAACTGCGAACGCATCAGGAAAGGAACTTAAGTTCAAGCTAAAAAACAATAAGCGAGAAAAGTTTTTAGGGCTAGGGATAGTATTTGATCGGTCGGTTGTTGGTTTTAATGTAGGTTCAAAACTCAAGGTTTACGGTTCTAATGATGGTGGCACAACAAAAGAGGTGCTTACTGACCAAATCACAACTCCACCTGACGATCTGCTAAAGAAATTGGCGTTTTATGGTCATTTCTTTGAGATAAATTTTGTACAGAATATTGATTACTACAATGAATATATTGTTGAAATAGAATCTGGTTCAATCAATGCTACACCATTTTGGCAAGAGTTTGTTTTTAAGTACCCATATCACGGAATAATAACGGATGTTAAATCCATAAATAACATCGATGACAATTCATTTTCAAAGACTAAAACTTGGTCTGCCGAAAAAAGCTGGACTGAAAACGACAAGATTCAAGATCATAGGTTGATTGCCGATTCATTGATGAACAGTGGAACGCAAGTTCATTTAGACATGTTTTATCGTTCTGGTGTCGTAATGGAGGCAAACCAAAATGTTTACGCAAAAAAGATAAACAGCAAAGACTCAAGGCGAAGATACCTAGACCCAACAGCGATTGGCGTTAACTCAAAGATAAATAACAGACCAGGATTCTACGCACTAGCTTTTGACGGAAGAAACGACTTTGGCGAAATCAAAGAAGAAGATGGCTCAAATGTAAAACTGAGTAAAATTATACCAAATAAAGAATTTGCCATTGCTTATGTAATCAGACCAAAAGAATTTGCGGGTGGTGTTGATTTAGTACAAGTAAAGGATTATGACGCACTTGTTGTTGCTGGTACTAGGTTAACGCTTGGTCTTTATCAATCTGGCATCTCTTGCGCTTTAGGTGGCGGCGGCGGTGATTCTGACTATGTCATCACAAGAGTTGAGCTAGATAACTCTGATTTACAAAAAGACCTGATTGTAATTGTGTCTTTAGATACAAGAGGCAAACTCAATATGCAAGTTAGAGGTGATGGAAAGCTCAATAAATCGCATTCAATAAACATTGGAAACAAGTTCATATTAGATGATTCTTATTTAACTGTTGGCAAAGGATTTTCAGGTGGTATGGCGAATTTTGATTTGATGGAATTTGTAATGGTTAATGGTGGTTCGTCAATCTGGAATGACAGGGAGCGTTATTTTGATTATTTCTCTAGAAAGTGGGGGATAGATATTTAACGTGTCAGAATCAGCAAAGTGGATCACAACTCTGATGATCTCAATTTTAACTGGTGTTACGGCTTATCAGTTTAAACGTGTTGATGACCTAGAGGCGAGGCAATACGCGCAAGCTCTTGAAGTTGGTAAGGTTTACGCTAGCAAGATGGAGTTAAAAGAGTCCATCGAAGCATCAAACAAACGCACTGATGAGCGGATCGCTGCTCTTGCTTTACTTATCGATAGCAAAACAGAAAATATTTTAATAGCGATAGAAAAGATGGAGGATAAGGTACATTAA